TGAATTTTTCCGAAAAACTAATGCAGATTAAAAAGTACTAAGCACTCGAGAGTCAAAGACATTTAAGTACATAACCTCCTTAGCTATGCGGTTACTATTGCCAAACTCAGTTGTAGCTCTAATATACTGAGTTTTCCAATGAGGAGTAATATCGTGGAGATTAAATAGGTAAATACCTTTAGGAGTTGAATTGATATAGATCGCAGCGTCAGAGTGCTTAGCAGTCTCCTGAAGCATAGCGTCATACTTCTTTTTTTCAAGTAATAGCGTATCGTAGTGAGTTTTTCTACACTTTAATTCTATTCTGTGCTTAGTCGCTGGAGAGTAGCAGTCCCAGCGGCTCATTTGGTTTTTAGACTTTACAAGGTGAAAGTATATGTTCGATTCTAACCACTCGAAGAGGTCGCTTTCTTGCATCAATAGCCCTCTTTAGATACGTCGAAACTTGGACAAGCCTTAGCAGCATATTCGTTGTGACCGTGTACGGATAGTATCTCATACTTTTTGCGCAGCTCTTTAATTAGCTTTATCAAAGACTCTTTTTGTTCTTTAGTTCGAGTATCTTTAGCTTTAGTCATTTTCTTGTCCATCCCTCCTACATAGCAGATGCCGATACTAAACTTATTTTGACCTATACAATGCGCTCCTAAAAGCTCTACGGGTCTTCCAGCTTGTATCTGTCCGTCTAATTCAATAACGTAGTGGTAGCCTATATCGTTCCAGCCTTTATCCTTATGCCATTGGCGAATAGTGTCTATCTTAACGTCTCTACCTTCGGGAGTAGCTGAACAATGTATAATTACTTTATTAATGGGTCGCATAGTCTATGTTTAATGTTATTATAAATAGGTAAATAGTTATAGTATTGTACTCGTAATCTTTAGAAGGAGCGATATACTCCCATCCAAGAGCAAAGCGGTCGTGAGGATAATGAGCGGAGAAAGTTACTGACCATTCCATTATAGTTCTTTTTTTACGTCTTTTAGTTTTAAAATGATAGCTTTTATTTTGTCTATAAACGAATAGCCTTTAACCTTTATCCAAGATTCGTCCATAGACTTAACCTCTACCGATAGCAGCACTAAAGCGATTACCTTTGTAGATATAAATTCCACACTAACCACGCTAAGAGTTAAGCCGTTTATGATAAAGACGTCAGAGGCGTATACAAGCATCACTACTGCTATGTAGCTGAGTAGCTTTGGAACTAACCCATTACGAAATAATTTACTCGTAATAGGCTCTCCTAAACTTTTAGCTTTCCATATTCCAAAGCAAGTGTCTATAATAGTTGAAAGTGCCACCATTAATATAATGCCCTTTATCGGAGCGAAGAATAATACCAATGCCGTTGTTATACTACTCAGATATATCTTCATAAGGCGTATATTCTATTCGTTCTAATTGCTCTAATTGGTCGTGAATCTCTGCGAAATTAGGGTCGTTTAATACCTCTAATCCTACTATCCATTTTTCGCTGCCATCTTTAACAAATACCAATTCGCTGCTATTATGTTTATATCCGTTTAAAGCGTTGTATTGTTCGGTGTTGGGGTGTAAAACAATTATCATAAAGATGTTAAATAAGTGTTTAAAGCGTTGTACAAATCGGTGCTTTCGGCAACCAAGTTTGCCCCCGCAAGTGCGATTGCTATTTGACTTAGTGAAAAAGAAGAATCACCACGAGACAAAAGATGTAGATTTGAACTTGGTGGTGTAACACTTGTTTGTGTTGATGTTTCCAAAGTATTATCTACTATCATTTGAATGTCGGTTGAATTGGTACGATTCAAAACTCTCAAACCAATTCCCGCACCATTAAGTGAAGAACTTGCATTTACACCTCCGTTTATTCTATTAACCGCCTGATTATCCTCACGCATTGATATAGTAAGAGTAGCCCCCATAAATCTTGATGCAGCACTATTAATATTATTTAATCGCCATCCACCGAAACACGCATTATTTTGCGTATAATTTACACCTTGTGTATTTGGGTTCCAATTAGTATCAATATAACTACTCGTGCCATTCCCCGTAAAACCTTCATTAGACGTAAAGGTAGGGCTATTTATTGCGGTGTAATCACTTAACCTCTTCCAATCAATTAAAGCAAAATTACTACTTCCATCTGTTGCAAAATTAGCGAAAGTATCAAGTTTAGACCATACCCCCGCAGCCTTTAAAGCAACTACTAAATCATTCTGTAAGGTCTGTTGTCCGCCACTTGGCAAAGTATAACCCTGAGCAGTTGCGTAGTCTAATACTGCTTGATAATCTGCATCAAAGCCGCTACCTCCGCCGCCTCCCTTGCCTAAGATTCTGCTATATTGATAGCCGTAACCGTACATTATGCAAAGACCGCTATTACTGAGCCGCTTGTCATATTCACTCGCTTAATAAACGAGCCGCCTTTAGGAGATATGATTATTCCCACAGATAAAGTAGCCCCGCTTATATTGCTTTGAGTTATGATATTTACGTCTGCTTGGTCTGTAAGGTTAGCAAAGACCGCAGCCTCGTTAACAACTAAATAAGCTACTTGTTGGGCAGCCGTAAAAGTAACGTCTCCGCTTACGTAGTATTGTCCGTTTCTTGAGATTTGTAATTCTAGTGTAGTCATTATATTTATATATTTTTTAAGTTTTTTTAGTGTTTATTAATAAGAAACAAAACTACCTGAACCATCTATAATAACATCTGTACTATTATTTTTGTGATAGAAAGTTGATCCTGATGTTATTGTTATTATTTTTGCACTTGTTCCAAAATTAGTTCCTTCTACCCAAGTCTTGCCTTCTACATAAAAACCAACTCCAGCAGTAGAGTTACTTAAAGCCATTCCCATATTCCAACTATTTGCAGAATTAACATCCGCTATACATTGCCCTTCCGTATTAAAATATTGACCACCTATTCGGCAAACCAATGAAGTATTGTGTGCCGTACTTGCTTGTGATGAAGGGCCACCATTATTATTATTTGTTGATATTACATCTATTTCAATATGATTGCCTTGTATGCCGTTGCTATCATCAATATTTATTGCATCTCCCCCGATTTGATTAAATGTACATTCTTGTATAATAGAAGGTGTGCACCCCCAAAATAGAGGATTTGAAAATTGTTTAAAATCACATTTGTAAAATAATGCTTTTAAACCACCCGAAGCCGTTGCTAGTGCATTCATACCTCCATTAAATTCAACATTTTCAAAATATTGAGTCGTATTAGTTTGTTGAACTCTTAAAGCTAAAGCGTCATAATAATCAACAAGAGAATCTGGCTCCCTATCATCAAATAATCTAACATAAATAGTACTTGCTACCCAATAAAAAGAACCTGGTGTAGTGTTAACTAAAGCTATACTTGCTACGGGATTTAATGCGTAAGCTAAACCGTTAGGTCCTGCTATATTTCCATCTGCTATATTTGCTACAAAATCAGCTGCTGAACCTGACCAATAATTACTTGTTTTAGTTAAAGTACCTATTTGATTATTAATAAGAGATGTTATTCGTGGCTTATTACCTGCACCATAAGCTATAAATTCAATATTTCCGACAATGTCTGTAGGTCTTTGGTTTTTTTGCCAAACGCTACCCCTTTTCAAATAAAGCGTATTTGCGTTACCCTTATTGTTTGCAGCAGTTAAAGTTTTTAAAGGTGTATTAATAGTTAATCCATCAAAAGCATCATTTCCATCGACACTATCCACATAATAAGTATTATTTATTGTTATGTTAGCATAGTCGCGTAAATTAAAACTTAAATCAGGTCTATATACATTGCCATTTCTTTCAATTGCAAAAGGAACAGAAACTAAAGACCCTGTTGGTTGAGTTACCGATACAAATTGACTTGCTCCAGTTGTAATGAAAGCAGAATCGCTCCACACTTTTGTTTTTACCTCATATTCAGTAGTTCCTTCACCTTCAAAACTTTTAGGAAAGCCGCCTACTGCATCTTCTATTGCCCAGCTATCTGCTGCACCTCCCGATATTCTGTATGCGTATTTTGAGTTATCTAATTCTGCCATTTTATATTATAGTTATTGTAGTGTCTATTATTGATAATGTTGGAATAGGCATATCTCCAGCTTCATCTATTGTTATGCTTGTATCTGTTATTGATAATGCTGGAGACATTGCGACTTGATTTGATTGGCTTATTATAGGCACTTGACATCTCGCATAACCATAAGAAGTAGACAAAGAAACGTTAACCGCAGCCCCCGAATAAAGGCTATCAAATCGCTCTGTAAAAGGTTGTATAGACCAAGTCTTATTTAAAACTAAGTTTAGGTCTTTATCTGCCCAAGAGGTTTTATTATAGTTCTCAAATATGCTCATCATATCTAAGGCTATTAGGCTACATTCATTTTGAACGCTAACCTCATTTGTTGCGGTGTTTACCTCCGTTACGTTATCGCAGAGGAATATATCTATCGAGTAGTCTATGCCGTTAAATCCGTTAGGAGCTATATTAGTAACCTCATAAATTAGGTAAACGCCAGTAACATCTTTAGTCAAGTCAACGTCCCAAACATTCCCCTTTAAAACGGTATTTATTTGTGGATGCTCGGAGGCTATGCCCTCCATAATCGACTCTATATTTTTTATAGTTAGGCTCTTCATAGAATAAACTGAGACCTCCATTGGGTGTCCATCTCGGGTCTTACTACATCGTCTCCGCTTGGTGGCGTTTTATACAACGGGTAAGAGTCCTCGTTAGCTTTTAGGTATAATTTTAGCTTTCTACGATAAAAATCTGCGTTATCCTTAAAGATATTCTTTGCAGTTACCAGCTCTTGCTGAGATAAAGTACTAAAGTTGTCTCCTGAGTGCGTTCCCGCTCCCTTGTTGGTTAGTTTATACGTACCTATGCGAGTGTACTTGTGGCATACCTCCCATTTTAAAGCGTCTCGTAAATATTCTTTTATTAAAGTTTCGTTTAGAGCCGATAC